GGTGAGCGGAGGCACTTTGCTTTTTTAGCTGTAATAAAGTTATAAGGGAGATCATCAAAGCGACCTAATAAATCCGCAAGAAATGGGAACAAAATGACAAACCAAGCAGAATTGGCCGTAAAACTGAACATTAGCTATACAAACCTGTCCAAAATGATCTCTGCGGGCATTATAACGAAAATGCCGCGCGGAGAATACGACGTTGAGAAGGCCACCATCGAGTACATCAGCCACCTGCGCGAAAGGGCGTCGGGCCGAGGGGCTGATCTGTCGGAGGAACGGGCTAGATTGGCTAAAGAGCAAGCTGATGGTAAGGAGATGGAGAATGAGGTCTCGCGCGGAGAGCTTGTTCACATCAAGGATGTCGGCAAGAACCTAGAGAGGGCTTTGGTTAAGGTCAGGAACCGGCTCCTTGCCATTCCTACTGATGTTTCGCAGGAGGTTATGACCTGTGATACGGTGGCTGAAGCGCAAGAGGTTATCGAACGCGCAATACTGGGAGCATTGAATGAGTTGGTCGGAACCAATCAAGGAGAGACAGGCGAGACGGCTCACTGAGCATTTAGATGAGGTGATCGAGCGATCTCTCAGGCCGCCGCCAAAGCTAACGGTGAGCGAGTGGGCCGATACATATCGCCAGCTTAGTCGCGAGAGTTCAGCCGTGTCTGGCCAGTGGTCAACGTCAAAGGCTGAATATCAGCGCGGAATGATGGACGCAGTATCTGACCCGCGCTATGAGACGGTGGTTCTGATGACCTGCGCTCAGATTGGCAAAACGGAGTTGGTTAATAATGTTATTGGATATCACATACATCAAGACCCTGCTCCGATTCTGGTGGTCATGCCAACAGTCGAAATCGCGAACGCTTGGTCGAAAGATCGGCTCTCGCCTGCGATCCGTGACACGCCTGTTCTCACAAGACTGATTGCTGACCCGAAGAGCCGTGATTCGGGCAACACCGTCTTGCATAAATCATTCACTGGCGGGCGTGTGACTGCATCTGGAGCCAACAGTCCGGCGTCTCTGGCCAGTCGCCCGTGCCGACTTGTCCTCATGGATGAGGTTGATCGTTTTCCTATTTCAGCAGGGTCAGAAGGTGATCCAGTTGGGTTGGCGAAACGTAGAAGTTCTACATACTACAACCGCAAGATAGTCCTGGTCTCAACGCCAACTGAAACTGGGTCTTCTCGTATCGCGGCGGCATACGAAGAGAGCGATCAGCGAAAATACTTTGTCCCATGCCCCCATTGCGGCGAGCATCAGGTGTTGAAATGGTCCAATGTCAAGTGGAATGATGGCGATCCTTCTTCTGCTCATTATGTGTGCGATGAATGCGGGTCTGTCTGGACTGAACTAGACAGAAGCCGTGCGATCCGGCGAGGAGAATGGAGAGCCACGGCGGAAGCCAAGGGCAAGGTGGCGGGCTTTCACCTGAATGGCATCTATTCGCCATGGACACGGCTAGAAGACGCCGTACAGGATTTCTTAACCAGTAAATCTGACCCAATGCGGTTAAGGACTTTTGTGAATACCTTCCTCGGTGAGACCTTCGACTCGGAAAGGGGTGAGCAGCTAGACGAGACGGACCTCATCAATCGGGCGGAGGACTGGGGCGATGATATCCCAGAGGAAGTTCTGCTCATCACGGCGGGCGTGGATACCCAGGATGATCGGTTGGAAGTCGAGCTAATCGGATGGGGGCGCGGGGAAGAGAGCTATTCTCTGGCCTATCACACGTTATATGGCGATCCATCAACGGCTGAACTGTGGCTGCGGCTAGATGATGTGCTAAAAACGCCATTTGACCACCCGATTACAGGTGAAATGGTATGCCGCTCGGCTTGCGTTGATAGTGGTGGCCACTACACTCAACAGGTGTATAATTATTGCCGGACCAGGGTTGGCAGAAGGATATTCGCCATCAAGGGTGTTGGCGGAGAAGGTCGGCCTATTGTTGGTAGACCATCTAAATCCAACATTGGTAAGGTGAACCTATTCCCGGTTGGTGTGGACACTGCCAAAGAGGTTGTCATGGCCCGACTTCGCATAAAGGAACCGGGCGAAGGCTATTGTCACTTCCCAACGGGGAGGTCTGAGGAATACTACCGGATGTTGACAAGTGAGAAAAGAGTAGTCAAATACTATAAGGGCAGACCTAAAAATGAATGGGTCAAGACGAGAACGAGGAACGAAGCGCTCGATTGCCGCGTCTACGGAACGGCTGCGCTGTCAATCCTGAACCTCAATCTTGAGTCATTGTATCGAAAGGGTTTGCGGACAGAAGTTCGGGAGAGCGATAAATCTAAGCGGCGTCCAGTACGTCGGGTCAAAGACAACTATGTGATGAGGTTTTGATGGCAAACCAGTTTGACGCAGCCTCCAGCCCGACCACAGAGCCGTTGCAGATTGTCGTTGGTGACTTCATTCAATGGCGGCGCACTGACCTCTCTGAAGATTATCCGAATGATGCTTATACTGCCACATATGTTGCGCGGATCACGGCGGCTGGATCATCTGAGATAACTATCGTTGGGTCAGCCTATGGCTCTGATTATTTATTCAATGCAGCAAGCTCCGTCACGGCAGGCTTCACAGCAGGCTTTTATCACTGGCAGTTAGAGATCGCGCAGATTGGCGGCTCTGAGAACAGGGTTGTCGTTGATCGAGGCACCTTCACCGCGATTGTTGATCTCGATGTCAACGGAACTGATCCTCGCACACACGCTGAAGTGATGATCGACAAGATAGAATCAATCATAGAGGGCAAGGCTGATTCCGACGTGTCGTCTTACTCTGTGGCTGGTCGGTCTTTGACCAAGATGTCGTTTGATGAATTGATCTCTGCTCGCGACACATACAAGAGAGAGCTTGTGGTTCAGTTGCAGAAAGAGCGAGCCAGTAGAGGCAAGGATACCGGCGCGACCATTAAAGTGAGGTTCGACGCATGGGCTTAATGGATGTGTTCAAGCGCAATAAGGCTGTAAAGTCCAAGCGCAGCTATCTTGCTGCATCGAAAAGTAGGATATTCGCCGACTTCAACGCTTCGCAGAGGTCGCCTGACTCTGAGATCAGGTGGTCGCTTGTTGATATGCGAGCCAGGTCCAGAGACCTTGAGCGTAACAATGAGTACATGAGACGATATCTTCAGTTGCTGAGGACCAACGTCGTAGGCGAAGGGGGCGTTCGTCTTCAATTGAAGGCAAGGAACGCCGATAATTCATTAGACATTGGTGGCAACAACATCATAGAGGGCGCTTGGTCGGAGTTCTGCCGACTTGGTGGCCCGACTGTTGATGGCCAGATGTCCATGATTGACCTTCTGGTCCATATCGTTTGCTCCTGCGCTAGGGACGGCGAAGTGTTCCTACGCATCATCCGGCGGCAAGACATGCGGCATGGCATCGGGTTTCAGGTTCTTGAGCCTGATGTCATCGATGAGCAGATGAATGAAATCTATCGCGGAGAAAACGAAGTCCGCATGGGTGTCGAGCTTGATAAGGTTACGCGACGGCCTGTTGCTTACCATGTTCTGCTCAACCATCCGGGAGACTATGATTATACCACGCTCTCGACAGGCAAAAAGCGTGTCAGGATACCCGCGTCTGAAATGATGCACATCTATCGACCGGATCGAGCAGGTCAAACGCGCGGTGTTCCCTGGTCGGTTTCTGCGATTCCATCACTCAAGATGTTGTCCGGTTACATGGAGGCAGAGCTTATTGCCGCCAGAACTGCGTCAGCAAAGATGGGCTTCTTCGTTAGCCCATCGGGCGATGAGATGACGGCGGATGACTATGAAAATGACTTCACCGCAATCTACAGCGCGGAACCAGGAACCTTCCACCAGCTACCAGCCGGGGTAGATTTTAAGCCATATTCGCCAGATCACCCGACTTCTGCCTTCGCGGAGTTCGAGAAGGCCATCCTGCGTGGCGTGGCGTCTGGCCTTGGCGTTTCATACACCTCGCTGGCCAACAATCTGGAAGGAACATCCTATTCGTCCATCAGGCAGGGTGCGCTAGAGGAACGAGACAACTATCGTGTCCTTCAGCGTTGGTTGGTAGATCACTTCCTCGATCCGGCGTATCGGATGTGGCTGGATCATGTGATGGACTTCCGGTTGATACCGATATATGGGCCAACCAAGTATTCCAAGTTCACATCATCAGTCACATGGAAACCTCGCGGGTTCCAGTGGGTTGACCCGCAGCGTGAGATGAACGCTTCTATTGCTGGGCTACAGAACGGCATTCTGAGCCATAGCGATGTTGCAGCGCAATATGGACGCGATGCAGAAGAGACCTTTGCTGCGATCCAGAGAGACATGCAGGCTGCTGAACAGTACGGCTTAACCATGGCATATCAACCGTTCGGCGATAAACAACCAGTCCCAGCCGAAGTGGAGGGTGATGATGCCGAAGTCGTATAAACCCACGCAGGGCATGAAGACTGCTGCTCAAAGAGGCCTAGACTTCCGGCGGGAGCATGGGCGAGGTGGGACTGCTGTTGGGATCGCCAGGGCGAGGGATATTGTGAACAACAAAGACCTGAGTGCTGATACGGTTAAGCGTATGCACAGCTTCTTCAGTAGGCATGAAGTAGACAAGAAGGCAGAAGGCTTCAGGCCTGGGGAGAAGGGCTATCCGTCAAATGGGAAGATTGCCAATTTGCTATGGGGCGGTGATGCGGGTCAGTCTTGGTCAGCCAGGATAGCCAAGGCCTTGCGCGAGGATGATCGTGCTGACATTGACTTTGACGAAGAAAATGAT